CCACTGAAAGCAGCCCGCGAAGCTGCAGATTGAATCTTGGGTTAGGTTTTACACAAAACCTAACCTAAGTATTTTTTAGACCTCTCCACGTTTCTTTATTATTAGATTTCCTTCAACATAGAAATGTACCTCGTCATAAGGATATTGCTTATTCTTAAAGATTTTACGAACTATATAACTCAAGTCTGATAATGCTGGGCATAGATGGTCCGTTATACATGGAATAGCCCTTTGCTGTATTGCGGCATGATTTGCGTTACGTATAATATTATCGTTTGTGAATGGGGATTTGACATCAATAAAATCTAATAAGACACCATTAACATCCACCCTTCTTAAATCAGGATTCGCGTTAGTTGGCAATCCGAACGCTTGCCTTATATCAGTCTCACATTTGTGAATTTGGGGCATAATCATTATATTCGCTGTTTTAGCATACAATTTTGCGACTTGCAAGACTCTTGGGAAGTCGAGTTCCTTCGGGTCTGCTAAAATATGTCTTTTAACAGAATAACCAGTTGGGGAAACATAGATGGTTTCAAATTGTTCATCAATAGGCTTGCTATAAATTTCTTGTTTCTGTTTAACAGTCCATTTTGTGAGGTTTTCACGATTTGCTTTCTTCCTACCTTCATAACATTCCCGTAACAGGTTACATTCCTTGCATGTCTGCCAGTCTGGAATAAATGTCAAATTTATTTTTCCCTTCGCCACGTCGCAATTTCTACATTTCGATATGGTATATGGATTGTAGTCTGGCACCGACTTGCGCTCCTTGCCAGCGTTAAATGTAAACATGTTACGCTTGTCCTTAGCCGTCGCCTGTGCACCACGACGCATCGCTTCTGCGGAATCGCTAACAGGATATTTATTTTTCAACACCTGTACGACGGTGCAACGACAGTTCCATCCATTAGGTGGATAGTATTGATCCCAGAACGGGTCATCGAACGGCAGCGTGATACCATCGAGTGCTGCATGTTCTGGACGCACATGGTCGTCCCCAGCTGTTCGGTATTGTAGGTTGAAGTCGTCTTTATCTTGCTCGAATTCCTCCCACTTCGCAGCCATGTGACCTGACGCTTGGATAAAGTTGTATTCAGCCCGCAGGTAATTCTTATTATAGGTGTCGTTGATTTTTAGAACGTCATTATAGAACTGTTCGAATGGTTTTCGATTGCCATTCTCATCGAGCAATAAGAATGCAGCCTCGTTCGCTTCGTGCGCGGTCTTCATTCCCGAGAAAACATAATTAGACTTATGGAAGTCCTTACGCATGTCGTCAGACATCGATGTCTGTTCTATCGACTGATCAAGAATGCCAGTATGTTTCTCGATGAATGCTTGCACTTCTGGTTTGAGCACGAATTCTGCTGCCAGCGTCGCTGACCCGTCATCATGCACGCGCTTCATCATGTTTCTGAACGCATCCGTCAACTGATCTTCGTCATCCTTATTGAGCACGTTGCCAATAGGCATCATGTCTAAGATCTCCGCATAACGCTTATGCAAGCCAACGTAATCAGCCTGTGTTAGATTGCGCGGTTTGAAGAAAAGCCCCAGCGTATTCGCTTTCTGCCTTATGTCACTGGGGCTCAGTCGAAAAAAGGAGGGTGACTAAGTTTATCTGAGGAAGATTCCGCTGGGAGCTGCATCACTGAGAGACGCTGTCCGAGCGGCATCTTATATTTATCGATAAAGTATTCAGGTTCGACTTCGAAGTTATTCAAGATCATTGTCTCGAATGCTACCTGTTGCTCTGGCGTATAGTCAACTGGATAATCCCACTCGAATCGCAATCCATGCAATGGGAAACCATGTTTAATCATCTTAGGAATGAGCTGCCCATTGATGACGTCGCGTATCATGTCGCAGTCTGCTTCGACTAATATGCGGAATACGTCGTAGTGCGTTTGTGACTGACTTAACGAAGAACCATCCTCGATAGTCATAGTCTGACCGATGACGAGCTTCGATAGTTCAGAGTTCGCACGGTCAATACGTTTATCATATACATTGAACGCATCACCCTTCGTTGACTCAACGACATCAATCTCTGTGCCCTCTGGGAACACACCCCACTGCATGGCGCCCATCGATTCCATCATTTCCTCAAGTTTCTTACGCTCGTTAGCGTCTCTCGATGCTGTGCGCGCGATACGCATCGGCATACCGAAGATTTCTGCGAATGAATCCCAGAAACTGAGTGCGTTCTTCTTAGGAATTGTCTGTGTCGCTGCTTTGAGCAGCAACCCGAGATTATCTCGTTGACCAGCTTCAATCAACCAGTCAACGTAAGGAGACTGTGTGTAGTCGATGCCAGTAGTCCAATCTTCGCCTAAGTTACGAATCAGTCGGTGGTATTCAGGAATAACATGTTTACGTGGAATTAAGGTCACGCCGTCGAAGCTTGGCGTACCATCAGCGAGCTCGACACGATTACCTAATTCAATGAGTGAGTGTCCCCAGTAGATACTCTCTAACGTATAGCGCATGAAATCCTTGAACCATGTCTGGTCGAAGATCTTCTTCACATCCTCGTTATCGGTGTCGTCAGGATTGACAAACTTAAACGATTGCGCTAACACGAATCCGCTGCGCTGCGTGATACATCCTGACAGGTGTAGGTCAACCTCGACGTCGCGATAGATGTCATATAGGCGTTGACGGTTAGGACTATCGACATTGATAGCCATCTGCCACGCTTGGCGCCAGTCTGCAAGATCCTTGCGAGTCAACGCGTCTGTCATCCGTTGGATTTCGACAACTAATTTGCGCAAGCGTTTCCTGTCCGCGCTCTTGGCGAGCTGGAAATCGCCGTATCGTGTGTGCAAGACATGGCTCGGTCTGCCCATGCCCTTGACTAATTCGTTCAGTTTGCTCATATCTTAAGTATTACCAGTTGTAGTGTTGTCTCTTTTGACCGCCATACGTCAGAATGCCGTAGTCGTTTCCTTCGTCGTCTGTCGCGATAGGTAGGTCAGGAATGATTTTACCAGCTTGTACGCCCTCGAGCCATTCGATGGCGCGCTCATAACGCTCCTTGCGGATCTCCATACCCATCTTCTGCGGTAATGTAGCAGCCATGTGGTATAGCGCGATGTCGCAAGTGTACATCACGATCAGTTTATTGCGGTCGTTACCTTCTGCAGCGAAGATCTTCTCGACATCATACGTCGGACGGAGATACCCAGAGATTTCTTCCTGCGCTTCTTGCTCAGCATTCATCTTATTTTCATCGCTGATTTGCGATAGAACGTTGAGCGATTTGTCGCCGATGACGACGCGGTAGTCATATTCTGTGATAAACATATTATTTTGTGATATATAATGCCATTCGTTCGATATCTGCAATACGAATTCCCTTGCGGAACCGTTTAGTCTTGATAAGTTGTCGGAGATTGCTCTTGGCAGCCACTTGCGGTTTGCCGTTCCAGATGATTACCATGTATTTCTTACCAGTCTGTTCGTGCAGATTTTGCGCATTCTTAACTGCTTTCTTATATCTCCAACCGAAGATTATGCGCTTGATGTACTTAATCATATTTACCAGTTATTACGTTTGAAATGTTTCCTCAATCCAATCGATGGTGTCGCATTATGCGATCGTGTATATTTCTGCAGCATCCAGATAGCTCCTTCGTCGGCGTCAGGAGCATCATCATGCTGGCGACTGCCACGTTCAAGAGATAGTGTCTGTTCGATGCCGACAATCATGTCTGCGGAATCCTTGAGCGCTTCGTTGTAGAAGACGAATCCGCGCTCCCACAGAGGCGATACTGCTTCGATACGTTGTATCTTATCAGGTTTCTTGCGTCTATCAGGCATGATGGGAAGTTGGTAGCCTCTGATGTTTCCTTCAGTGGCGAATTCGTCGAGGATAATGTCTTGCATGAAGTTCGCCTCCATATAGAATCGGATGGCTGCATCTTCCTCGCGCGCGCGTTCATATAGATTATATAACCACCTAACCATTCCTGATACGGTGTCTTGGCGCACATACGTGTCAATGAGATGCAGCTCTGTACCAAACTTGCCCCAGAGACGTGCAGCCTTGTAGTCGTTCGCTGATGTTGACTTAAATGATGGGTCAACGTAGCATACCAGTTCGTCGTACTTATTGAGTTTCGGCATCTTTTTGAACCGAATCCATTCTTGGCGGAAGATACTGCCGTCATGGATAGGATTGTGCATCATCTCCTTATTCCATGCGCGGTAACCAACGAAGTCCGCATATTCTTGTGCTTCTTCGCGCGTCCATTTCTCTGCCCATACTGGATTACCATCCTTATCGATGGCATATATCTTTGACAGATAGACGCCCTTCGTGTTCGCGATGTTATTGAGTACCGAATTCTTCGCAATCAAGTTGCCGACCATGATGAATCGACCACGACCGACGTCGAGTGTTCCGAATAATGCTTCCTTAACCCAGTCGGTGAGGTCTTTTACGCGCTTCTCGTTGCGACAGAGTTCGTCGTCGTCTAAGTCGTCGATAACGATATAATCAGGACGGGCTTCTTTGTAACGAAGTCCACGCGGACTCTGACCCCTTCCACGGGCGAACCATGCGCAGCCACCTTGCGTTACAAATTCCCCGTCCTGCCAGTTACCTATATTCTTCTGTTCGCCGAAGTCATGAATGATACGCTGGTTATATTCCAGTTCTGCCTGTAGATCTGCGAGCAATGTCTGTGCGCTATCCTCTGACTTACCAACGATGACGCCAACGTTGATAAGACGTTTCGGCTGGAACATCAACCAGAGCGGAATAAAGATGTCGAAATGCGTTGATTTCGCGTGACCGCGCGGCCACATAAATACCGCTTTAAGATTAGGCGTACTCTTGACCTTACGCGCAGCGCTATTGTGGAACGGCGCATTGTGTATTGTCTTAATCGCTTCGCCTGTGCGCTTATCGTAGAGCTTAAGGAAGTGTGGGAAGTAATACTCACAGAACGCAGCGTAGTCATTCAGCAACCGACGGATGCGCATATCTTTCTCTGCTTCCGTTTCCTCTTTGAGGTCGGACATATCCGTCAGCGTCTGAACACGTTTGCAGTGCTCTTGCCATTCTGCGTACTTTCTGTTAATCTCAGCTCTTGATATAGCCATTATCCAACAGTTTTAGACATCAATTCCACGATGTACTTGTCTTGATAGCGATTGATTGCCTTTAAGAGGTCAGGTGTTAGTTCCTTATCGGTGTGAGACCTGTACTCGAGCCATTTAGAAAACGCCATGAATACCTCAATGGCATCCACGACGTTCGCTTTCTTATCCAGTTTCTCGATGACGCTGGATAATTTTGACAATTTATCGCCCAGAGACCCAATCAGTGATGGGTCCTCTGATGTATTCACCTGCTCGATGAGTCTGTCAATCGTCAGTAGTAACTTATTGACCAGTTCGGGGCGTGTGATGTTCTTCGCAGCTCGTGCTTCTTTCCAACCATCCGCGCTACACCATTTATTTACCGTCACGCGCGAGACTTCGACCTTATCGGCAATCTCTGATTGTTCCATGCCAGACATATACAACGCTCTGGCAAGTGCTCTTTTCTTTTCGTTTTCCGCTTTTCCCATAAAGAGTTTATTTTTATCCGCGATGCCTGTGCTCGCGATTCCTTTGCTGCAAAATTGATATTTTGCAGCTGTAAGTGCAAACATCCGTGCAACGTTTGCACAAAATTGTGCAACGTTTGCACACTTTCTTGCAAACATCGGTCACTATCGGTAATATTGCGCCAAAAAGAGTAATGGGAAAACGAGTTAGAATCAGCAATAATTCAGTCAACAGCTACGGATTCCGTGTGCTGACCGAGGGGATGGATATTACCCAGTTCCAGCGCAATCCTGTGCTGCTGTATATGCACATGCGTGGCGAGGTTATCGGCTGCGTTAAGGATCTGAAAGTTGAGAATGACGAACTGACTGGCGAACTGGTGTTTGATGAAGTGTCAGAACTCAGTAAACGTTGTAAACGCCAATGGGAGTTCGGCAGTCTTAAGATGGTCAGCGTTGGCATCGATGTCGTCGAAGAAAGTTCAGACCCGTCGCTGCTTGAAGCAGGGCAGACCCATCCGACCGTTACCAAGAGTAAGCTGTACGAGGTGAGCCTCGTTGATATTGGTTCTAACGACGATGCTATTGCGTTGCGTCGGAATGGTAAGATGGTTACGCTCTACGGAGGCGTGTGCTACGAGGATGCCGAATCGAATAACTACATTACTCTCGACCAGAATACTACTGATGTTGAACCAAATAACACAGACAAACAAATGGAAGAACTATTGATTGAAATCGCCCAAGCACTTGGGCTGCCAGAAGACGCAGACAAAGAGGCTGTTCTGGCTAAGATTGCAGAACTTCAGGAGAAAGCTCAAGAGAGCGAAGATCTTGAAGAAGAAAATGAAGAACTGCGCCTGTCGCAGTTGACAACTCTCGTGTCAGGAGCTGTCGCAGACCATCGTCTGTCAGCAGCTGAGCGTGACAATTTCATCGAATTAGGTAAGAAGATTGGCGCTGATGAACTGAAGAAAGTGCTCGGCGCTATGAATCCGCAGCAGAAATTGAGCAACCTCGTTGGTGGCAATAGCGCCAGTGCTACTGAGTATAAGAAACTCAGCGATGTGCCAGCAACTGAACTAATGAAGATTCGCGAAGATAACGTGACACTGTATAAGAAGCTGTATAAGGCTGAATATGGAATTGATTGTACGATTGAAAAATAATCCTATAAAATTATGTTGAGAATGATGACTATCTTATGCGCGGTACTGATTAACTCAGTAATGGGCGCAACTCTTGGCTCTGCACTGGGCGTTGACCCAACCGCAGGTGCTGTTGTTTTGAATACTATTGCCCTCTTTGCAGGCAATATGGTACCCTCTGGTGCACTTGGTGCAGGTGTGTTGACTGAGATCTGGACTGGCGAACTGGTCAAATCTCTCCGCGCTGGATTGGATGGTAGCTGGTTGGAAGGAATTCCAGACGCATCATCGATTGTTGAGAATGATGTTATCCACTTGGTAGATGTAGGTGTAGATCCCGACGTATTGATCAATAACACCACTTATCCAATCGCAACCCAAGAACTACCTGATGGCGATATCGCTATCTCTCTCGACAAGTTCCAGACAAAGGTGACTCCGATTACCGACGACGAACTATACGCTATCAGCTATGATAAGATGGGACGCGTGAAAGAAGCTCACGCTAACGCGATCAATGACTCGAAATTCGCGAAGGCAGCACATGCCCTCTGTGCCACCGAGAATAGCGACACTACGCCAGTGCTCACTACCTCAGGCGCGACGGATGCCGAGACGGGACGTGTTAAGATGACTATCTCTGACGTTGTACGCATGAAGGCTGCGCTCGATAAGATGAAGGTGCCTGCTAAAGGTCGTCGTCTCGTATTGTGCTCAGATCACGTCAACGACTTGCTCGAGACCGCTCAAAGCTTCCGCGAGCAATATCAGATTGACCGCAATGACGGCACTATCGGTCGTCTCTATGGCTTTGACATCTTCGAGAATAGCGAGAACCCATTGTACACCACCGCTGGTAAGAAGAAAGATGTCGGTGCAGAAGCATCAGACGGCGAATTCCAAGCATCATTCGCTATCTACACCCCGCGCGTGTTTAAGGCAACTGGTTCAACCAAGATGTATTATAGCGCTGCAGAAACTGATCCTCAGTACCAACGCAACCTTATTAACTTCCGTCATTACTTCATCTGCTTGCCTAAGAAAGAGGATGCTGGCGTCGTAATGTACAGTGGTTATAATAAGACCTCAGAGGAATCTGAAGGATAGAAATCATTAAGCGATGAAATCGAGTGCCGAGCTTGTTAAAGCGATACAGTCGTTCGAAGGACTACGATTGAATGCCTACCGTTGCGCAGCAGGCGTGTGGACTATAGGATATGGTCATACGCAAGACGTGCGTCGCGGTCAGACAATCACACGCGAGCAAGCTGTTGCGTTCTTGATGGCCGACCTCGCAACGTTCGAACGCTATGTGAATAGCATTCCTGAGATAACGACGCAGGGACAGTTCGACGCTGTCGTGGACTTCGTATTCAATCTCGGCATTCGACCATTCGCTCATTCTACTTTATATCGATATATCCGTGCCCGTCGCTCTACGGCTGACATCCAGAACGAGTTCCGTCGCTGGGTGTATGCTAATGGAGTACGTCTCTCTGGGCTTGCTAAGCGCAGGGAATGGGAGGCAAAACGGTGGGCTCAAAAATCATGATGATGGGAGAGATAATCTTGCAATTCTTGACATGGGCGGTTCCATCAGGTGGAATCGGCGCTGCTATCGTGTGGCTTACTGACCGCCATAAGCGAGATGCTGAGACGACGAAGGTAGTTCACGACACCTATAAAGAGATGTACGACGATGTCAGCGCATTGCTGATTGCTACCCAAAAGAGAAACACAGAAATCAATGCCAAACTGGAAGATCTGGAGACAGAAAGTCGCCGAATGCGCAGCGCGCTCAATCGGCTGTCGCGTGCCATCGAAGCAATTCAGTTATGTCCTTATCGCAGCGAGTGTCCTGTTCGCGCAGAGTTGCGCATCGACTCGGACCTCGACGAACTCGGTAACGAGAATGTCGAACGACAGCGTGATGGAGATGACGGAGGAATGGCGCAGCGCGGTAGTCGTGCCAGCGTCGGAGATCAACCTGTCGATACCCATCGACAGTCTTCAATCTCTGCCGACGGGAGCGGAATACGCAAAAAAAAGCGGTCAGGCAACCGTAAGGGTAAGGCGCGCACAGGCAGCCAACCCGCAGCATCCTGACACGTTACTGGTGACTGCTAGCTGCGACAGTTTACAACTGCAATGCGAGCGATACCGTAAGCAACTGCGCAAGTTATCAGAGGCATTGACGACGTCTGAGAATCAATCGGAAGTTAAACCCCGTTCTAATGGTGTTAGAATACGATTGAAATGGGCTATCATCGCGGTCGTGATGGCATGGGTGTTTGGTTATGTAACAAGTAAAAAATCAAATTGATCAACGAATATGGCAAAAACAGGTTATTGCAATGGTAGCGACATGCTGCTGTATGTGAATGGTAAGGCGATTGGTCACTGCTCCACGCACACCACTACGTTGAATAGTGAGACTAAGGATCGCGCTGTTAAACCAGTGGCATCTAAGGGAATCACCTCTGGACTATGGAAGGGAAAGGGAGTTGTCGGTCTTAGCGTTAGCATCTCTGCTGAAGGAATGGGCTTCTACGACGAGACAGAATGCGGTTATCGCGAATTGCTCGCTCTCTGGAAGACTGGTAAGAGCGTGACAGTGAGATGTATGGAACGCGAGACAAGCGACAATCCATATCTCGAAGGAAATTTCATCATTGCGTCTCTCGAGCGTCAAGATCCTGCACAGGATGATGCTACTTATAGCATCTCTCTCGAGAATGATGGCGAGCCTACAACGCTCGATGAGACTGCTATCACGAACAACAGTTCATCAACTACCACCACTTCTGATTCTGAATAGATATGCAGGTGAAGATTAAGGTAAACGGCAAGACATACCCCTGTCGTCCGACGATGGGGGCTATGCTTCGCTTTAAGCAAGAGACTGGGCGCGAGGTGACACAGATTGATGGTAACAGCATCTCTGACCTCTGCACCTACCTCTGGTGCTGCATCGTGTCAGCAAGCCAAGCAGACGGCAAACCATTCGAACTGTCGCTGATGGACTTCGCGGACAATATCAGTCCTGATGACCTCAAGGCGTGGATGGATGCGATGCAACCAGCTGAGGATGGCAACGAAAAAAAAAGCCGATAGGGATTCTTGAACTATACGGCATCGCACTTGGGTGTGTCGGTCTCTCGCATGCGGACTTCTGCCGTATGAGCGCAGATGAGTTCGAGAATGTTTACCATCAATGGTACGAGATGCGAGAGATCGACTATCAAGGATCTTGGGAGCGGATGCGCATGCTGGCGACCATTACTATTCAGCCACATATCAAGAACAAGCTGACGCCAGAGAGGCTGCTGCCACTTCCGTGGGAAAAGAAGAGGCACCATAACCCTAATGTCCGCATCCTAACGCAAGACGAACGTCGAAAGAGAATGGAGGAATTGGAAAGGAGACTTGGATGACCTCTTTCTATTATATAATCCAACGCTACTACAATGCCAAACGATGTTACATTAAAGATACGGCTTCAGATTGACGGCAAGGATCAAGTCGTCGAAGCTACAACGAGCACCCATGAGCTGCAGAAAGCGCTTGATGGTGCACGTCAAGAAAGTAACAATCTACGCAAGGACGCCGATAAACTTAGTGGATTCTCCAAGCTCCTTAATGAGATTAAGGATGACCTGTCAAAGACAACGGATGCGCTCAGCACATTCGCTGCGGTCAATGATAATCTCATTGAGGCACAGACTTCGTTAGCCTCCAGTGTTAACGGGATGAAAGAAGCTACCGATAGCAGTGTCGATAGCATCATGGCATTATGCCAGATGGGACAAGAGTTCGGCCTGATTTCTGATGATATCGGTGCACAGCTCGAGTCAGGTCTGACGGGTGTGAAGTCCAGTATCGATGACTTCTTCACAAAGGTGCTCGGCGTAGTCGGCGCATTCCAGAGCGCAAGCAACACTATCAGTTCATTCTATTCCAGTATCAACGGCATGAGAGGTTCCCTACAGCAATTCTGCGGGACACTGAATGCTCTGCGAACTGGAACAGTGACCTATTCAGCAGGTGCTACTGGTGCTGCTGCCAGCACACGCGTGTTGAGCATCGCATTGAAGGGTCTGATGATTAGCACAGGTATCGGTGTCGCATTCGTCGCGCTGACTGGCATCATCAGTATGTTCGCCAGTAAGAGTCGCGATGCAGCGAGTGCGTCAGACGAACTGACAGATGCGAATAGCGCTGTCGGCGATAGTGTTGACGAAGAAACGGCTGCGCTACAGAATGCGCATGCGCAGTTGGCGATGAACATTGCGACGTTGAAGGAATTCAATGGCAGCAAGGAGGATGAGAAGAAGGTTGTCGATAAGATGAATAATACCTACGGCGAGACGATGGGCTATTTCTCCAGCGTCGCCGACTGGTATAAAGCGCTGATCGCGAACTCTGAGGCATACTGTCGTCAGATGGTAGCCGAAGCGAAGGCACGTAAGCTCGCTAATCAGGTCGCAGAGTTAGACTTAGAAGCCGACACGCTGACAGATAACATCAATAGTGGTCAATATTCTAAGACGAGGAAGAAGGGTAAGAAAGTAACTGTTTCAGGTGGCGGTGGCCTCTTAAGTAGATTGACTGGAGGCACAAAGACCGAAACCTACGATATAGTCGGATCATCGGAGGAAGACAAGAAGCGTGCGGAACTCCAATCTAATAGAAAGAAGCGTGATGCGCTTAACAAGAAACTGAATCAGACGCTCGGCGAATCATCTGTCGATATGCCTGTCAAAGGCTCAACTGTACGCCCATCAGGTGGCGGTGCTACGCCAGTACGTGCTCCACGAGGTGGTCATGGTGGTGGCGGCGGAAACAATACCACTGGCGACAAGGTGGAGAACCCAATCGCGGAAGGCAGTATCGACTGGTATGAGAAGAAACTCTCCGAGCTGCGCAAGCAGATCAACGCAACAGGCGATGACTCTGTCGCTGCTGCCCTTCAACAAGAATACGAAGCTGTCGCTGCCCAACTGCAAGAGAAAAAGATCAAGATAGGACTGGAGGAACCAGAACAGGAAGAAGTGCTGACCTACATGGAATCTCTGCAGAAAGATCTTGAGGCAGCGCAGAACGAATTCGACAATGCGACGACCGTTGAAGCACGCGTTGAAGCATCGACCGCCATCGATAAGATCCAGCAGGAGATTAACGAGGCAACCGCTGGCAAACTGACCATTCCAGCCCAGACGGAGCCGTCGTACATCACGCAAGGCAGTCTCGAAGATAAGCGTGCATCCTATTCCAATGCGCAGAATATCGCCAGTGGCATCCAGCAAGACTATGATATTGGTCTCATCGGAGCGGACGAAGCACTCGCGAAGATGGCGGAGCTGAATAAGACGCTCGAAGCGATGGGCGCTAAGCCTATCGAGATCCCTGTTATGTCGCAGGACGTCGATAAGGCGCAGGAACGTTTTCAAGGGGCAGCCGACGCTGTCGGACAGATGGGTAGTAGTCTGTCAGGTCTCGGCGATGCGCTCGACCTTCCAGAACTCAATATCGCTGGAACGATTGCGCAGTCGATTGCCAATGTCGCACTCGGATTCTCTAAGGCTGAGACTGAAGCTGCGGACATGGGTCCGTGGGCATGGATTGCGTTCAGTGCTATGGGATTGGCGCAGATGGTTGCTGTTATCTCAAGCATTAAGAGCGCTACAGCGTTCGCCAATGGTGGTATCGTTAGCGGTCCAACATACGCGCTCGTAGGAGAGTATGCTGGCGCAAGTAATAACCCTGAAGTGATTGCACCGCTGGATAAGCTGCGTAGTATGATTCAACCAGCTGGCGGTGGTTATGGCAATGTGCAGTTCCGTTTGCAAGGACGCAACCTCGTTGGCGTGATGGCGAACGAGACACGTATCAGCAGTAAGTCAGGTAAACGCTCGAATATCAAGATATAGCATGTATATATATGGTAGTTTTGCCAGCCAGCGTGGCGAGACGATAACCGTTCACATCGTCACCCAGAGCGACCGCACAGAAGAATTAGAAATCGGTGCGGAAGATGGCAATGTCTTTTTCTCGGACGATCCTGTCGAGATAGAGAGTGCTGTCAATGACACATTCGACCATCTCATTCGTAGCTCTGCTACCATCCATCTGCTGACGCGTGAGTATATCCCTGACCTGTTCTGTACATCTTGTCGTGATGCTGTCGTGAATATCTATAAAGGTGACCGCTGCGTGTTCGCTGGTTATATCGAGCCACAGACTTACTCGCAAGGGTATAATGCTGAGTTCGAAGAACTGGAGATTAGCTGTGTCGATGCTCTGAGTGCATTGCAGTATTCGAAATACCGCAATATCGGCACTACAGGTAACGACTATGCGCAGATTAAGGCAGACGCTGCACAACGTACATTCTATGACTATCTGAATGAGATTCTATTAGGCGTTACCACAGACATCGATATCGTCGGAGAATCAGATATCCGCTACCTATACGATGGTAGTAAGGCGATTGATTCCAGTGATGATAATAAGTACAGCATATTCAGTCAACTATCAATCTCCGAACTTCTATTCTTGGACGAAGAAGAAGATGATGTGTGGCAGCAAGACGCTGTTCTTGAAGAAATACTCCGTTATCTCAACCTACACATCGTGCAGGAAGGGTTCGACTTCTTTATCTTTACATGGGAATCGGTTAAAGGAACGGATGATATCGCATTCACTGACCTAATCAGTAGCGAGACGGCGACGGTTACACCTCAAGACGTAGAGATCAGCATCGATAACGTCGCAGACACCGCAACGACCATCAGTATCGGCGAAGTGTTCAATCAGATACTACTAACGTGCGAAGTCGTATCGACGGAGAGCGTCATCGAGAGTCCACTTGATGATGACCTACTGGTATCACCATTCAGCAATAAACAGAAGTACATGACGGAATATTCGTCGAATGGCGAAGGCACAACGGCATGGAACGCGTTTATTAACATGGTTTATAACCACAAATCGACCGACTGGGAAGAATCTGTTATCACAGACTGGTTCATGCAGATCATGCGCAACGAACGTTGGATATTCTACATCAATCAGACGGACATATCCTCATATTTCACAGGCACGAATCAGCAGAAGTTACTCAATGTGATGGTCAATAACCCAGCTGCTGCGATTATCTCGTTCGGAAAGGTGGAAACGCGTGCGGACAAGTCAGATAACTCGCCGACATCTAAGGTTGATATGACGAATTACTTGGTCATCAGCGTCAATGGCAACGAAGACGACACCGAAGATGGCAGCTATCCTACCGAAGATGCGCTCAAGGAGAATATCCCATACGCTGTCTATAATGGCAACACGTCAGGCGGTGTGTTCTCTCCGACGGATGATGAGACGACGAACTATATCGTAATCAGCGGTAAGATCGCGCTCAATCCCATCATGAAGGTGACTGGTACGTATGAAGACCTACAGTCAGAAGAAACAGTTAAGAAACTGAATGTGTTCCATAAGTTATATACTGTTCCGAGCCGTGATAACGAAGACGGTCGCTACTATACACGTCGCTGGTGGAAGGCATCAACACCTGCCAGCGAGGTTGAATGGGACGAAGGTCGTACCAACAGCCTTATACCATTCACGAACACTGGACCGCAGGAGTATGAGTTCAAGTATAGCGCCATCGGCGAGAGTGATGATACTGTCTCCAAGATTGCTGTATTAGCATGTATGCTGATTATCGGCGACAAGTGCGTTGTCGAGACTGGTACAGACGGACAGATTAGCGACTTCGAATGGCGAACCTATAAGACGTTAGAGGAGTGCGATTCTGAAGACGAATACTATCAGCAATGCTTCACGATTGGTTTTGACCCGAAGATTGGCGACTGTCTGATTGGCACGGAGTTCGATATGCAGAATAACATCGATTACACGTTGGGCATCGATGCGGAGGGTATCGCTATCCCTATCACTAAGGCGGATGCAGTCAGCGGTGCTGTGAAGTTCATGATACTCGGACCTGTTAACACAATGTGGGACGACATCACACGTCGCCATCCAACATTCTTCCGTCGTACAAAGTGGACTACTACCAGCGTGCCATTGCTTGCCCATGTCTCGAATATCGTTATCAAGTCATTCGAGATGGAGATATATAGCGATAATGGACTAATCAATAACACGACCGATAAGGATATCGTCTATATGAGCGACACTAATGAGACGTTCGTTAACAAGAAGGACGATATCACATTTAAGATAAACTCTGCACTCACCTCCGCCGAATGTCTGGCGCTCGGCGTGACAGAATCAGTCAAGATGTCAACGCCGATGAATGAAACGGAAGGCGCAGGTGTACTAACGATTTATGACGCGGTACAGAAATTGACCGCGAAGCCAGAACAGTTGTATGTGGATAGCTACTATAGAGAGTTCCACGAACCGCGACTGCTGATGGAGCAGCATCTCAATGATGACGATAGCATCATCAGCCTGTTCAATCACTACACCCATCCCACACTTGGTAAGACATTCTTCGTTCAAGGTATCGGTAGATCGTTGATTGAAGGTCGCGCCAACTTATCATTCAAAGAAATAGAGAATGATTAACGTCAAGATACTCAGTAAGCCCAAGAATAGCGGCAGTAGCAGCAGCGGTACATCGTCGAATGTCTCGACGAGCGCAGCGAGCTATGGAACTGGCGTCGCTAAGGAGGCGAAGCATGCTGTGAACGCGGATCTTGCTGAAGAAGCATCGAAGTTGACGTCTAATTCCAGCGACTGGACGACTATCGCGAATAAGATTGCAACGGCTATCAACGCGTTAGCGGATGTATATCTGTCAAAGCAGGATGCTGATTCGGCTGCTGGTGTGATTGCCTTCTTAAAGGGAATCCTTTTCGGCGAAGATGGCACGTATGGCATCACAGAAGAAGGTATCGCGACGCTGAAGGACTTAATCGTCAAGGGCTCTGCAACGGTTACGAACCTTACCGTGACAGGTGCAGCACATTTCTTCGAGCTGATTATCGACAAGGTAAGTGCTGCAGGTGGTCAAGCTGTGTGGAGCGCCGCGAAGATGACTGTCGCACGTGTTGATGAAGTGACCGATGATGATGGTAATGTGACTGGTTGGAAGCTATGGCAACGCACAAAGGACTCTGACGGCAATCAGATAGCAGACACATGGCGCGTTGGCGATCAGGCGTTATCGATGACGACTAACCTCTGCTCTGGTACGAGCTACGATGCAAGCAACCGCTATTGGTGGCGCAAGGTGACAGCTGTCGGCGGTCCATACGACGAAGATGAATCGACACCGCTGACGTTCGAAGACCCATCGAGTGGCGAGAGCGTTGAAGGACAATATATCATCGTTGATGCGACGGCAGCAGCGGATAATAGTGGAACACCGCAGATAGGAGACAAGGTGGTATTGCTTGGTCATCAAGGAACATCTGTCTCTGACTATGCCCAGCGACAGAATGCTGTGATGATCTGTGCATACAACGGATTAGACAGTGACCTCACTGCACCGTACTTCGTGCAATATTCAGGTATCAATGATTTCTCACTGGGTAAGGATAAGGCACTCAGCTATCTCGCTGGCAACGGTAACTATGTGGCTGGAGAATTGGTGGTGATTGCGTCTGACGGTTCGACGTCTAATCTTTCTACGCTCGCCGTGACAGCGAACTCGATCAGCGCGAAGATAGGTTCAACCGCTGTTCGAAACAACTTAATCTACCGTTCGTTGATAGGCGGTAGTCCAGAGTCTGTATCTCGCAAGATTTATCTGGAAAAAGACCAGAGATATATCTTCACCGCGAACGTTACTTGCGAGGCGATAATCAGCACTGACGAAGATATAACGATTGCGTCAGGACAGACGTTCACGTGGGAGCAAGATTCAGGATTTTATTGGTTAGAGGTCGATGCCGAATCATTAGAGTGGATTCAGTTGGAGAAAGGCTCTATTGCGACGGCATGGGGCTGGTCTGAGGAAGACTATACGATGGCGCTGAATAACATCGTCTCTGATTATACGATTGCAGGTGCCACGCAAGGGACTGGTACATTCGAGGTCATAACCGACGAATACTATGGTAAGGTGTTGCAGGTTACTTACGACAACGCCAGCGACTTGCAACTGTCATGGGCGTATAACAGTGATCGCTTGGCAGACCTCTCCGAAGGTGACGAAGTGTCATTCTTCGTCGTAGCGAAACCTGTTTCAGGCGATGATGCAAGCTGGGGGTTCGGTGGCAACAGCGAGACGCTTGATAAATTGATGGCAACAACTTGCTCGAAGCGCCAGTTGGTCAACGGCTGGTACATATACTATACCGATTTCACCGTCGGCGAAAACGGAATCCTTAATAGCGACGATGCAGCGTTCTGGCTGGCGAACATGAAGGGTACATGGCAGATTGCATGTGTAGGCGCTGTCAAGAATGGCGTGCCCCCTATCGATGTTATTCTGCAACGCAAGAAGGAATTAGATACTGGCGTCGATTTCGAGCGCAACAAGATTACACTCACGGCTAACACGACAGAGTTCCGTAATAATCAAGGCGAGCTGCTGACCGTTATCGATAATCAGGGGCTGACATCTTACCGCGTGAATTGTATCAATACAGCGACGGGTGTTGTGGTTTACACCATCAACGAATATAATGACGGACTGGTTCGCAGATACTACCCAGATACTGGCAATATCCTTAGTGCAGAATCATTCGCTTACGATGATGATGGAAACTGTATCGGTATTGTGACGACCTACTATAACAATGACGATGACCATACGGTATCGTATATCGTTGACCAATCAGGAACAGTCCTATCCTCGTATTCGGGCTGGTCGTCAGAGCAAGTCTATTACACAAAGGACACAACGGCCCAATCACAGACAGCGGACACACTGACGGCAAACGGTTGGCTGAATACGTACACTTCGAACGCTGCAGGTACGTCAGGTTATAACGGGTTCTGCGTGATATCATCTCCTAATCCATTAAAATCAACAGATGCTGTTGGCGATCAGACTGGGTTCACTGGTTGCATCTATTCGTTGGATGTTTATCAGAAGGTAAGCCCTTCGACTGGCGGTAGCGAGAGTTCGAGTCTTGTAACTGGGTCAAGTTACTACCGTACCTACCGTAGGTACGAAGATGGTAAGCTCGTTCAGTCAGGAATAATCACATGTAGTTAATTCATTGAATTATGAGAAAGATACGAATCGGAAATGACGTAGCATTGCGAGCTACACTGTTGCAAAATGGAGACGCGTACACGCCATCTACTGGTGACTACCAAGTTAGGTTATGGCATGCGATTGCAGGAGATGCTGAGATTGAAGATATCGCGATCAGCGATAATGTGGTCAGTCTGACATTCCCTAAGTCCGCGCAGAAGTACACAGGTACTTACCACCTAATCTACGAAGAAGATGGTGTAACTTCCGACGTTAAGGCATTCCAACTTGTTGCACATTCGTGGCAGACTGGCGGCGATGATAATGGCGCTGTGGGTACTGACCCAGTCACTGTCACTGTGAATATCGCCAGTGGCAGTTCAGGATCTGTTAGTGGTTTATCTATTGAGGATGCTGACGACGATGAATATCCAGATGTCGCATTGGAGGGTGTTAATGATGTTGATTATCCTGATGTTCAATTATAATTTGTATGAGAAATGGCAAAGAAAGTGTATTTGAAAAGTAACGGAACTAAGGTCTATCCTGTTACTATTACCGATGCAGTCGTTCATATCAGCGGCTCATCCAAGACCAAACTGAGTGATGTAATCGGCAATCTCGGCACAGCAGCTGCTGGTTGGACGCTGGAGCAAGATGCAGACAATAGTCTGATCTATTATCTGAAGAATAGCACTGGCGAAACGAAGGGAACTATCAATATCCCTGTCGATACCTTCCTCCAGTCCGCAAGTGTCACCGACAACAAACTGACGCTGACGTTCAACACTGCGAGCGGTAAGGAAGCGCTCACTGTAGATCTGTCGAAGTATATCGATGTCTATACGGCAGGTAATGGCTTGCAAGAAGCGACCAGCAATCAATTCTCTATCAAGATTGATTCTACCAGCGATAGCGCACTGTCTGTTGGTAGCGGTGGTCTGAAGCTCGATCTTACGGAAGTGAATAGCTCTATCGCAGCTAACGCGAAGAATATCACTGCGCTGCAGACATCCGTAAGCAACATCCAAGAGACTGTCTCCAGCGGATTGTCCGTCGAAGACGTGAGCGACACCGAATACGATGACGTAAGTAGCGTTTTAGCATAATATGTATGTTCTGCGTTGGCGCTTGGAAGTCAGGCGCTAACGCTTTTTCAAAGATTACGACATGGCAAAGATAGTTAAGGCAACTAACAATAACGAGGTCAAATATCCAATGACCATCACCGACGCTATCGTTCACATCGATGGCTCGGATAAATCAGTATTGAGCACGTTTCTGAAAAAACTGGCAGCGGAGATCGTTAATCCTGATTGGAGCCAGAACGATAGTACGAAGATTGATTATATAAAGAATCGGACGCATTACGCTGGCACGATTGAGCATGGGGAAGAAGAAATCTTCAATGGTACGGTCTCATGGGGTGGCTCTGCGGGAGAATTTGTCAAATTTGAATTCCCAGAATTGCTTCACGAAGGCGTCGAATATACTATTAACTTCAATGGTAATACATATCAATTTACCTGCGTCAAAAGAACGATCAACAATGAAGAATACCTCGATATCGGCGACGAAGATGAGAGTGGTAGTGTAACATCAGATATATTGCTTACACAACTTGCTTCAATGACAGAAGCGCCCTCAATCGACTTCTGTTGCACACTGGAGTTGGAAGAAGGGGACTATCCTCTTGTCGTGACACGTGGCGTCTATACTGAAGATGTCTTGCAGAAGTTAGATACTCAATATCTTCCCGATGAAGTGCTTAATGCGAATGTCGTACATACTGTGGTAGATCTCGGCATATTCGAGCATGAGTCGTTGGATGACGCGACAGAATTGGATGAGGTAACCACCAAAGGCATCTATAGATTAATGTTGCGCAATTCAACCCGATTTGGCGAACTTGTAACAAAGACTACTACTACTACTCTAATAGTTGGCGAGGTTAACCTCGTCACTACGACGAAATACGTTAAAAAAGAATCCTCTACATATCCCCAATTAGCGATTAACTCCGACGGTACTATATATTACCGCAGCAATGTCGGCGAGACATGGACGTCATTAACGAGCACGCTCGAGGATAAGGTTGCTACGTTGTCGGAACAACAGGCAACCATGTCCGAGTCATTATCTCCCATCGCTAACGAGACGGTCGAGCGAACAATATACAGCTGGAAGACGCTGTATGAGAAATCAGTAACTATTCCTTTAGAAGACAACTTTTGCGAAATCACAGAAGAAGAAGTAATAAATGCACTCAATACTGATGGTGCTTATCTTAAGATTGAGCGCGATAACGAAACCGTGACAGGTAATGCCACATCTGATTCGATTAAGAGTTTATTTGTAGATATAGGAGATGCGAAAGCGATTCTGCGAGTAGCAGAATCTTCCTCTGCCCGCACGGTTAACATCCGAATATCAACGCTATTCGGCTCAGACTATGTCAATACTACGACAGCAGAAGCGACGCGTGACCTTCGTAATCTACATATTAATGTTTTGGCCTATAAGGATAGATTCGACAAACAAGATGGAAGATATCTCACACGCCTGCGTATTGTGTCGAATCAGCCGCTTGAAGGGTTGCAGTTACGCTTGGCACGCTGGGGACGCAAGCAGTCGAGTCGCCAGTTGAAAAAGGGCTGGCGATTCTATGGCGGCACGATAAGTGATGAATCCTCCGAATTCTGGAATGACGGATTTGAACTGTACGAGCTCTGCCGTAACGGGTTAGAAGAAGGTAAATTCCATGCCCCAGTAGGCAACCAATACGTGTATGAGTTAAATCGTACCGCATACGCCTGTCTCGAGCCATTCACCGTGTATAACGAAGAAAGTAGTTTGCGAATAAAGAATGGAATGCGGAGTAAGAGTTCAACTGGGGATAAGATGCAGATATCTATACGTTGTGCATTCGGTGTTTTCAAGAATAATGTTCTTGTCAGCAATCTTGCTCCTATCCGATTAGGTTATTCAGGTATCGGTACCCTTAGTATAGAACCAGCATTCTTGCCATATTACGCCTTTGCGCGGTTGTAAAAAAAAAGGACTCCCCCGAAGGGTTGTCCTTCTAAGGATACCGCCCGAGGGCGAGCAGCCTTACTTCGGATCTCACGAATGAGAGCCACTTGATGGCACAAAGATAGAAATTTCGGTTGAATTTGCCAAGAATTTTGGTTGAAATTATCACAATGGTGATAAACTTTGAAAATTAAACCTATTGGGGACGGGTTAGAAAAAAAGTCCCCAGCCTGTCAATATATCTGTCTCACACATTAACAATACGCCCACAAGGAACGGAGCTGGGGACATAAATCCTCTGTCGTTTCTTGTGGGTTGTTTATAATGTGTAAGACAAATGCAAAGATATACAATTTTTGGAAATGAAAGCATTTGAGTTGTTAAAAATTAACGAGACGGCTTTCAAATTGGCACAGACGGCAGGCTTACGACTGGGTGATTGTAGATATGTTAGCCTCTACCTCGAATACGAAGATATGCGTGGTGATGGTGAGAAAGTGACATATATTGTGTCGCATCTTGCGGTTAAGTATCATGTCAGCGAGCGGACGGTGTATAATCTGATAAAACGAATGCAGTGCAATATTGATGCAGCGGGATTCGATTAGATTCTGCTTTAAACGTCTCAGCGCTTAATATCTTCGCGGCATGAATAAGTATCACGATATGCTGCGGAAGATACTTGCCGAGGGCAAGACCCAGCAAAACAAAAAAGGAAGCATTCGGTTTCTACTCGATGAGCAATTAAAGTTGATGCCTGCAGATCTACTTGAGATCTTCGAAGGGCATGGTATCGCTCGCAAGAAACTTAAGAGTGAACTCAAACTGTTTATGGAGGGCGAACGTGATGTGGAGAAATACCGCGAAGCTGGCATCACTTGGTGGGATTACTGCGGAAACACGCTTGTCAATAGCTATCCCACCTACTTCGAGAAATTGCCTAAACTACTCGAGAAAATCAATCGAGAGATGCGTAGTAGTAAGAATTACGTGCTATTCTTGGGAGAGACTGGCGCGGAAACTAACCAAGCCCCATGCTTAAGTCTGGTGCAGTTTCAGATCGATCAGGGTGAACTTATTATCTCTGCTTACCAACGTAGTTCAGACGCGAATCTCGGACTGCCATCAGATATCTATCATCTGTACTTGATGGCGCGGTTGATAGAACTGCCATTGCGCTCGATTACACTTAATCTTGGGAATGTGCATATCTACGAGAACAACATTGAGCGCACACAACAACTACTGGATGGTGTAGAAGGTGTAAGGTTCGATCTAAACGTGTAACGTCTGAATAGCAATCGAATGGCATTCGAACACAATTAGAGCAACCCCGTAAGGTTGCTCTTAATTTTTTGTTTCGTCGAGGACATTTCGTTTTGCGAAATGATACGCTTCGTTTAATTTTTCGCTAACATTTCGTTTTGCGGATTATACAAATAAACGAAAACGATTATGCGAAAAATTTTGATTTTGTTTGCCCTTTTGACGTTCTCGATGGGCATAAAAGCACAACATTCTATGGAAAAGAAAGAAATTAAACAGACGGCTGGGCGCAACGCTTTAGGGAGTTTTGCTCCTGAATTTGCGCATTTGAACGACGACATCCTGTTTGGCGAAGTTTGGAATCGTCAAACCGAACTCTCACTCCACGATCGCAGTCTCGTTACTGTGCTCTCTCTGATGGCGCAAGGCATTGTTGACTCCTCGATGAAGCACCATTTGCAATTCGCAAAGACGAATGGCGTTTCGCGCGATGAACTCGCTGAAGTTGTGACGCACGCGGCTTTCTATTGCGGTTGGCCTAAAGCGTGGGCGGTTTTCAATATGGCGAAAGAAGTGTGGAGCGATGCGGTGCAGACGAAAGACGAGTTTGCTGCCTCTACTCCTTATCCAATCGGCGCGCCGAACGACGCTTACGCGAAATATTTTATAGGAAATAGTTATACCGCGCGCATGGAAGGCGAGCAGGGAGGACCGACAAACGTTACGTTCGAGCCACGCTGTCGCAACAACTGGCACATCCATCACGACGCAG